CACCTGAACCAGAGTTACCAGCAGCAGACGAAGTTGAGTTTGACTTCAATTTTTAACTTCTTATAACGTTTAAGACACCGACAAATTAGTTTTATCTTCAAGAAGATAAAATATTATTTATAACTTTAAGCTAACTCTATAGTTTCCTCCCCGACCGCACGTTTTCCAGACCTTCCAGACTTCTTCAAAGACACTACCTTCTTTGGATCAGCAGCAGCAGTGAATCTTCTTCTTCTAAATCCCTCGGAAACAGGTGCGGACTTCTTCATAAAAGCGATACAGAGGATTAAGATAGCAAGGATTGCAACGAGAATAGTTGTGAGGTCGAGTTTCATCATTTTATATTAAAGTAAATATAAAATTTACTAAATTTATTGTACTACTTCGAATTCCCAATCTCTAGTGATTTTATTATATGTCTTTTTTCCACTCTTTTTTACAGGAGCAGCTTTAGTAAATCTCCTTCTTCTAAATCCCTCAGAAACAGGTGCGGACTTCTTCATAAAAGCGATACAGAGGATTAAGATAGTAAGGATTGCAACGAGAATAGTTGTAAGATCGAGTTTCATCATTTACTTACCTATAATAAAATATATTTTTTAATAAAACTTCCAGCTAAAGTATTCGTTTGTCGGTTCTTCAAACTGACTACAGCTCCTGGGCACCATACTAAACAGGTCATAGACACAGTTCGTTTCTATCCACATATTTCTTCTCTCTATTATATCTCTTGCTACTCTTTGTAACTCGTTATCAATTGCCATCGCTGCGTTGCACTTGTTTAGACTCGATGTCAACATCTTGAAAGGCAAGATTCTTATCACGTTGTTTGGATTTGCAGCTTGTACTTCATCTAGATCATCAATCAATACTGAATTACAATCGTCTATATTCGGTACGCCAAAGTCACTGAAGGTCTTGATCTGTTTGAACTTTCCATACTTTTTCTTGCTAAAGTCGTTATGAGTTCCATCTAACATAGAATAAATAACTCGTGGGTGTCCAGAAGGGGTAAATGTATTGGGTGGAGCTACTATTTTATCACGTATATATAGTGCATAGTCTTTGCTTGCAGCAGTGAAGATGCTTACTCTAAAGTTATCAAACAAAAAGTCAAGGAATCGTCTTAATCCTGGTCGGAGAATGTTTTTTGCACCTATAGATGGAAAGTCAACTATGTTGAACTGCGATGTAAAATTACGAGGAAGCTTGTTAAAAAGGTCATTTGGCAAAGTTTCTATAAGGGTATTGTCGATATCAAGAATAACATTTAAAGAGGGGAATTGAAAGTTAGGATTCATTTGTATTCAAAAGTATAATAATTTGTATTCTCAGTTTATAACTGAATTTAAGTCTTTAACAAGATTAGACCTGCTAAATATATATAGAGAGTATACTTAGTTGTGTCTAATCTTTGGTTGATTTTTCTTCACAAACGTAAAGAAAGTTTGTTTGTTTTTTTTATTTATGAGCAACAGCTCTTCATACTTTGATTATTATATATTTATACATTATACATTATACTTACCTTGTTTGATAGATCATTTATTCATCATCTTCACCGAAGAGAGAATCAACATCAACCTCGCCTGCCTCACCTTCTTCTTCTGCCTCACCTTCTTCTGCCTCTATAACATTAGAGGAGACACACCAATCGAGAACTGATTGATCTAACTGCTCACAGTTTAAGAAGCTTTCATTCTTGAGCATACCTTCTAAGATGAACTTGTCACCAGCTTGAGAGAAGACGAGACCAGTCGCCTTGTGATACTTCATTTGTTCTTCGTTCAACTCTAAAGATACACACTTCCACCACTTCTTATCAGAGAAGTCGACTGGCTCTGCATTCTTAAAGTCGAATTCTTTCTTCTTCAAGACTCTTCCTTCTTTCTTTTGTTCTTTCTTCTCGTCATCAGATTCTTCTTTCTTTTCTTCTGCCTTCTTTGAAGACTTTCTCTTAGGTTTTGCTTCTTTCTTCTCGTCATCAGATTCTTCTTTCTTTTCTTCTGCCTTCTTTGAAGGCTTTTTCTTAGCCTCTTTAACAGGGACTACTTCTTCTTCAGCTTCTTTTTTGGAAGGTTTCTTAGCTTTTACAGTCTTTGCAGACTTTTTTTCTTCTTCATCAGATTCTTCTTTTTGTTCTTCATTGCCAGAAGATTTAGCTGCTGCAGCCATTTCTTCATATGGTTTCTTTTCGTCCTCAGAGAGAGCCTTCCAGTTGGAATTGATCATCTTGAGAATGTCCTTAGGCTTCAACTTCTCGTCATTTTCGAGCTCGTTGTTTTGCTCGTTGATCTTCTTTCTTTCTTCTTCGCAGAAGAAGTTGTATGCGTTTTTGACGCGGTTAGACTTAGCCTTAGGCTTAGCTTCAGAGGAAGCTGCTTTCTTAGCCTTCTTAGGCTTAGCTTCAGAAGCAGCTAAGACTTGTTCAGAAGAGAAGTCGATTTTGAGGGTCTTAGCCCAAGAGTTAGCCCAAGCAGTTTGGACAGTTTCGAGTTCAAGATCAAGCTCAGTAGCAAGAACCTTGACGAATTCGGTGAAGATAACATTCATATTAACAGAGACAGACATCGTAATTAAGATTGAGGTTTAGGGTTTGAATTAGGTTTAAAAGAGTGCGTTTAAGAGTGCGTTTAAGAGTGCGTTTAAAAGAGGGTGTTTGTAAGAAACTCAGTAAGAGATATCAATCAAATTGAAAATTGGTTAAAAAATCAGTTTTTGTGCTTAAAAGGAACTTATAAAATTTATAAATTATGAGAATGATTTGAAGGCTTTAAAGTAGGTTGTTTGTAAGAAACTCAGTAGAGATGTTTGAATGGATGATTTTTAGATAAAAAATCAGTTTTTGTGCTCAAATAGAACCAAATTATAAAATAGTTTTTATGAGTAAAAATAAAGTTAAATTATGTTTAATTTTTAAATAGATGTAGTTCTCGGTTAAAAACTGATATTTTACAAGAGAGTTAAAATATTAAAAAAAATGACCACCTTATTAGCGTCTGCTTTAGTCGAGAAATTTTGTTATGTTAATTCGCGTTATGTGAATACGTCTGCTATGGAGAAAGACATTAAAAAATGTCTTGATGAGTTCCTTGAAGAAAATGAAGAGGATTTGAAAGATTTAAATGAAGAAGAAATAGATCTGTATATGGACGACTCTAATATATTTTCTACTATTCAGGCTGTTTTAATAGGTTTAAAACCTATATTTATGGAAGACGACATAGGTCGCGGATTTGATGTTCGATGCCGGGGTTTTGACCTGAAAATTCAAAGTTTTATTTCTAAACAAGTTTTCAGTATGTTAAAAACAAAAGCCTAAATCAGAAGGCTAAAACAAAGTATGATTTCATTTTACACACTTAGGTGTAAAATGCTTAAAAGATGAAATGTGATCTAAACTTTAAGTGTATTCAAATCGCCTACATTTGATAGTTTGATGAATGTTATATACTAATTAAAGACTTATAAGTGAACTTATAAAAAATGCATACGTTTGTATATTCGAAAAAGAAAGCTCTCGTTAATGTATTCCAATATTATAGCGATATTCATATTGAACATCAATCTAGTATGTATAACAATGAAAAGTTATTCTGGATTGAACCTATATCTTCTTATAATTTAGATATCGACACAGAAGAAGGAACTTCTATTACCGTCAAAAATAATCTTATCTTAGCTGGGGATATAGGATCACCTAATTCCAAACTGTATTGGAACTTTTTGCGAGATGTAAGTCAAAAGTTTGATCGTGTATTTTTGATCGCCGGTAATCACGAGCATTATACTTCCGAACTCAATGATTCAGACAGAGTCCATCCTTTTACAAATATTAGCGTAGAAGATGCAGATTCGGATGTAGAACTCACAAATATAATCAATGTAGAAGATATTCCTAAAATGCTTTCTGAAGAAAAGCTATTCAACGTGTTTTTCCTAGAGAATCAAAGTATAGTCGTTGATGACTTTATTATAATGGGGTGTACTTTATGGTCTAATATTCCCCTCAATGCAAGATTTTCTATTCTTCAAGACATTAGTGATTATCGTCTGATTGATGATTTTTCTATTGACAAAAACAATACGCTTCACGCTAAGTCTGTCAAGTACTTATCCGATTCTCTAGATGCAGCCATTTCCGACGGAATCTGCACACGCATTGTAATCACTCATCACGCTCCTTTAATGAACGGCACAAGTGATCCTATGTACAAAGGGCTAACCAATCACGCCTTTTCTACAGATCTAGAAGATCTTGTTTCAAAATCTACTCACTGGATCTACGGACATACTCATTTCAATCCATTACAACCTGTCAGATATAATTTGTATACCAATCAAATTGGATATAAATGGCCCCTAAAGAAAAACAATCCTTATTTTTTAGTCACCCAACATATCAGATTATCATCAATCACAGTGTGTTAGTAAAACATTGATTATAAAGTTATAAACTTACATATTGAAAGCTAGAAATATCTGCATCTGCCTTAATAAAACAGTTGGTCTGATCTGATCCTGCCCCAGTAGGGTCAAATATAGGTTGAGAAGAAGATTGAATGAGAACAAAACTATTATCATTAGGATCTTTATTAAACAAAATAGTTGACATTCCTTGTCTTCTAGCCCAATGTTTCCATTCGTCTCTACTTGGAGTTGCGGACAAGTCTGCAAACTCAGGACTAACACGTCTCCAGCACCAAGCAGCTTCTTTGGGCTTGACAGAAGTTTCAATCAACGGTTGACTCCAAGGAGTCCAAAATCCTACAGGCAATGGCCCCCATCCTCCTGTATTCCACATACCTCTCCCACCTGTATTCCAGCCACCACCAGGGAATTTGAAGTCTTCTTTACAGGTAAATATAACAATCAAGAATGTAAATAATACGATAAGTAGTATAACAAGTTTGTCCATCTTTCTAAGATACAAGAAAATGATTTTTGTTATCTTGATTGTAATAAATTTATAAAACAATGGATTATTGTACTTCTACATTCCACGTTATCGAAGACGAGCTTCGATCTTGTATTCGATACGCTATCTCTGATTCTAAACGACCTGTGTTTGATGCTCTTATAGATGTCTTTAAAACATACTATGAACGACCTTGCCACAATATGGCTGAACTCAAGAAACGAACCCAAAAATCGAAAGGAACCGCATTTGAAGTATTTTGTGTGATGTGGCTCAAAGCAAAGGGATATAACGATGTTTGGATGTTGTCTGAAACCCCTCAAGACGTCCTTACATTACTTGGTCTCACGACATATGACTGTGGAATAGATCTCATAGCAAGAGTTAATAAAAACGACAAACTACTTTACTTTCCAATTCAGTGTAAGTATCGAAAACCGGTCAAAAACCGACTTGGTCAACTTGAACATAAGGTCAAATGGGCAGATGTAAGTACATTCTTAAGCTTATGTACACGTAGTGGTGTAGAGTATAGTACTAACAGTCGAGGATGGACCAAACATATCATAATGACCAATGCCGATAATGTATGTTGGAGAGGGAAAAAGACCCAGAAAGATTATACTATAGCTAAAAAGACATTTGAAAATTGCAACAATATGTTCTGGATCAAGTTTCTATCCAAGACTCAAAGCGAACCTGTCGCTCAAGAACTCCCAAAAACAGAATCTATCCGAGATAAGCGACAAGCTTGGTTGGACAGACTCGCCCTTAAAGTATAACAATAAATGTATAACAACTTCAGACTTTGGTCTAAAGTTTCCTTCAGTTTTTTTGTAAACTTGCTGTAAGATAATTAAGACACATACAATGGGCTGATGACCTCACTATTTTGTTCAGTTCTCCAAATAAAGGTTCATTGTATTTAGACCTAGACGTTTCCAGGTTATCGCATTCGAGATATGTTTTTACAAAGTCAAAACCAATCTCTGGATTGTCTAGATATGGAATGATATCCTTTGATTCTTCACAATGAATAGATCTTCTAATACGATCTGATGCACAATGTTTAATTAATAAGAAATAGCCTTCTGTGTGGTCTAATGATTGTTTCATATAGAAAGATTCGACAATATGAATTTCGTCTCCAATATTTTCTTTAGATGTTTCATTAACCAATTTGTCTAAGGCTTTGAAAGAGGTATTGAAGTTGGATATGATTGGTAATATGTAAGTTGAGTTTAAAAGACAAGTACGAAAGACTTGATCATTGATACATTTTGGGGTTTGATACCAGAACGTAGAATCGTTATCTCGCTCTCTCCCAAGTCGAGATGGAAAGTCGTGATTATAACTAGTAACAAGTTGATAGAGAGTGAAGTATCCAATGGTGAGAAAGTAAAATAACAATACTGCGAGAAAGCCTATATGTTTGAGGCTTTCTTTCCGATTGATGTGCTCGCCTCGAATGGAAAGTACGTTTAACATTGAAGAGTGCTGATAATAATTAAAGTTTCTTTTTTCTTAATTCATTTTAAATGAAGAATCAGATCGACGCGAAAGAGGTAATGTTGATTGCCGTTGTGGCGGTCATAATGCTAACTTACTACTTTATCTTGAGAGACGATCAAGAACTCCAGCAAGACGTAGTCGAGATATGTACTGACTACATCTCAAAGTCTAAAGATATTCCCGATAACTTGAGGAACAATGCATTGTATCAAAAATGTGTGAAGTTGGCTAAGAAGCAGGTCAAAAAAGAAGATTTTGGATATGGTTTTGGTTTGTATGGAAACGTGCCATATGATAGTGGGTATCAGAGGTCAGAATGGATAGAGGGACTGAGTCCATATCCGCGATTGAGTTATCCTTGTTGTAAGTAATTTAAATAAGTTTTGATGAATCATTATTTAAAATCTTTTTGTCTGGATCAAATAGAAAAGAATGACATCCACCAGTCGTTATATCGATATCGATAGCTCTTATCGTAATAGGTTGAGTTATCCAGACATCGGTAACTTTGTAGTTCCCGTGAACACGACTTCTTTTGCATCGAATGCATACACCGCTAAAGACCCTGTCTTGTTAGCGTTTCCTTATGATACTGGCTTAACATATTATATGGATGTGAATACCGAGTTTGGCCAGCCATTGCTCGAAGTTGGTATAGGAACTCCAGACAAGGACGGGGCAATGCCCATTATCAACTTTTATAATGGAAACTATATTCAAATCTATGACAACTTCTTTAGAATTATTTCTTATAGTTACACTGGACCCGGAACTTCTCTTCCTTACTACGTAGTATGTGATCAAGACTGGCCTGGTGGTTATGCAAACTATCCTCCTTCTAACCCTGTTTATACTGCTCCACCATTTAATCTAGGTAATACAGGGGCTGGATTACAATACACCATTAGATATGAGCTTCCAGTTAGTTTAAATGGATATGGATACGGCAATACCGGAGCATCTACTCCAGTGTACCAAGAGGCATTATCGCCTTTAAACCCTTATCCACTTAATTACCCTAGTGGTAAGACAGTTACACGAGAGGTCATTCTTGGAACAAATGCAAGCACTAGAGACGGTGTATACGTTGGAAAGTATTTGTTCTCTCTTCCTCCAATCTATTTATTCCCGTGGATCGATCAATATTATCCTGAAATAACAAGCAGTTCAATCAACTCGGGTTTGATTTTTAATTTATTAGGCCCAGGGTATGAAGGTGTACTTGAAAATGTCGTATATACCAAGTACCAATGGTCACTGATTACCGCATACACAGGTGCCACCAAGACGGCCACGCTTAAGAGTGCATTCTTACTTGGAGCCGCATTTGATCCACTAGTACCAATAGGTACTTTCACAGGTACTTATGAAATATTAAACTATAGTTATGATAATTTTAGATGTATCAAATATGCTGGAACAGAAACCTATAACAATCCCAGATGTGCCAGTGTGAGCTTGTCTAATCTTATTATTCCTTCTTACATTCCTATTACAAACATAAATGCCGGATATATTACTGACTATCCGTTTGTCTGGGTGGCTGTATATAGTGATAAAGGACAAACATATCAACAACCGATAATGAGTAATGCTCCAGCAAGTAACAAGGCATTGTTTAAATGTAGAACACTTTATAATCAACCCACAAAATTCTTATCTCTCGGTTCTACAACAAATGGACAGGCTATTTACTTTAAACAAGATGATGATTTACACGTTGAAATTCTCCTTCCAAATGGTCAACCTATTCGTTTTACTCCTGCTCTATATACATCAGTCTCAGGTGGAAAATATACTTTCTATCCAGGAGCATCATTTCCTATTCCTCCCGATCCTCAGGCACAAGTGTATTTGACTTTGTCTGTTTCTTATGTGAGTTAAAAAACTAAACTGATTATCTTTATAATAAGTTATTATTGCTAAGCAAATGTCTACTCTCAAATTACAAGGAGAAGGAGTCACGATCCCTGACTTCTCAGGAACAACCAAATGGTTAGATATTCAATGCTCTCTTACCGTCAAGACAATCAGAAAACAAACAATATTCGAACTTGATGGATGTTGTATCTCATACTTTCAGAATAGAGAGTACTTCTCTTTATTCAACACTTTTAAAGTATCGAACGACTGTTACCTGGTTAAAAACTCTTTTGATAAATTAACTAATCGTCTTATCCCTGAGTCTACATATATCTATAAAATATCAAACGTTAATATAACAACACAACTTAAAAACAGTGAGAATCTTGTATTTGAAATCAAAAGTTATAGTGAGCGTTATGGGAATATCAATGGCCAACTCACTCTGACTCGAAAAAGAGGATTCCTCCTCGACTAAGTATGAAATAACACCGTAGTGTTATTTGTTTTAATATATTTTGTATTAGCTTGATTGAGGATGCTTTGCATCTACATCTGATATCTCTTCTGTAACAACTCTATTGCCTTTTCTTTTGCCTTGGCTTCTACTTCGATGTGTAAGTCACAATTATAAGTATCACACACATCTATCATATAGCCTGGAATACACTGTACATAGTCGTGATGAGCTCCGACTTGTGCTCCTTGTTTTTGATCACTTACGTGAAACACAGGGGTACGATTACCCCAACTATCAATGATTTCATCCATCATATCTTCAACAGGTTCTTGGGTAATATCAGAATTATAGTGACAAAAACAGTTGTAATGATGAGAGTCTAGGATCACTGGGATT